CGAGTTCATGGGGCTACCTGATGCCGATCCTGGAGGAGAATGGTGGATGGGCGGGGTTTAACTCGACGCCACGGGGGAAGAATCACTTTAAAAGATTGTGTGAGTTTGCTGCCAAGGAGCCGGGGTGGTTCTTCAGTGCGCTGACGGCAGACCAGAGTGGAGTATTTACCCAGGATCAGTTGCAGAGCATCCTGCGGCAGTTGCAGGCCGAGCATGGCAACGAGTACGGCATGGCGCTGTACATGCAGGAGTACCACTGCTCATTCGAGGCGGCGATGCCGGGTAGCATCTGGGGTGATTGCATCGCCAAGCTGGAGGCGGGGGGTAGAGTTCAGACGCCAGAGAATAAGGTTACGGTTCCGCACACCGAGGGATACCCGGTATTTACAGGATGGGACTTGGGATATGATGACGATACAACATGCTGGTTCTACCAGGTGATCGGTGACGAGTTGTGCTTCATCGACTATGAGGAGGACAACTTCAAGGATATTGAGTTCTACGCGACGATGTTGTTGAACAAGCACCTGCGAGATGGGTACGAGTTCGGGATCAACTGGCTACCTCACGATGCGAGGCCGAGAACGATCGCTGCCGGAGGTAAGTCGATACGCCAGCAGTTCAACGACTTCAACAACGACCACGACAAGAAGTTGGGAAGGTTTGCCATTGCTCCAAGGTTGGACAAGCAGGAGCAGATTCAGGCGGCGAGAGCCACATTCCCGCACTGTCGGTTCGATGGTGAGAAGTGCGAGATTGGTATTGACCACTTGAAGGCGTACCGGAGGGAGTTTGACGAGGAGAACAACGTGTTTTCGTCGCTCCCCAAGCACGACGGGTCGAGTCACGCGGCAGATGGGTTCACTTCGGTAGCGGTAACGTGGCGACGGTCTAAGGTTGAGTCCAGAGAGGTCAGCGCGCACGACAAGTTGATGTCACAGAACGTGGTGGGGTTACACATGGGCCGGATACGGGACGAACACTTCAGAAAAGCCAAGGAGAATCGGAGTGATTATTGACTATCCGGCGGTAATCGGTTACAAAGTAACCCGTTACGCGAGGATTCCGACTGGAAACCGCTGATACAGAGGACAAAGTATGAAGAAGAAGATGGATGATGACACGGGCCGCGCCCAAGAACCTTCCGCAGAGGTAAGACACTGGCTTGGTGAGATTGCTAGCGCCAAGAAGCGCGAGAAAGACTACCGTAAAGACGGTAAAGAGGTCATCGACATCTACTCAGGAAAGCAACCGGACAAAATCCCGTTTAACATATTGTTTTCAAACGTCGAAACGCTGTTGCCGGCGCTGTTTTCGCAGACTCCTCGCCCGGTAGTACAGCGCAGGTTCAAGGATGAAGACCCGTTGGGCAAGGCAGCGGCGATGGCAGCGCAACGGATGTTGGAATTCCTGTGCGATACCAACGTTGAGGGATACGAAACCTTCGATCAGGCGATGCGATATGCTACGCTGGACGGACTGCTGCCTGGACGGGGGATTACTTCCGTCAAGTACGACACCGAGATCATCGACCCCGAAGAGGGTTCCGAAAACCCCCCAGTAATGAAGTGGGAACAGGTGTGTCCTGACTCCCGTGGGTGGGATAAGGTGTATTTCGGCTATGCGAAGAAGTGGTCGAAGGTGCCGTGGCTGGCTTACGAGGAATTTCTCGACAAGGACGAGTGCGAGAGGTTGTTTGGCACACAGATAACGTCGAAGATCGTCTTTACCAAGGGTGAGGACGAGGACGAGGAAGAAAAAGGCACTGGCACTGGGGGCGGTGATGACGCCGATGCCCAAGGCAGTCGCAAGACGGCGCTCATATACCAGATCTGGGACAGGGCTGGCGGAAAACGCATCCTGTACATCTCTCCGGCGTACAACGACGGATACCTCAAGGAAGAAGATGATCCGCTCGGCCTGACCGGGTTCTTCAACTGCCCACGCCCATTGCAGTTCATCGAGAAGTCGAACGATCTGCTTCCGGTGGCGATGTACAAACTGTACGAGAACCAGGCGAAAGAACTGAACCGGATCACGACCAGATTGGGTAAGGTGGTCGAGGCGTTGAAGGTAAGGGGTATCTACGATGGTAGCCTCGGTAGCCAGCTTGGAACCTTGCTTGAGGGAAGTGATAACTCACTGATCCCGGCAGAAACCGCATCGTCGTTGGCTTCCGAGAAGGGTTTGGACAACGCCATCTGGTTCATGCCCATTGAGAAGCTGATCGTCGTGGCGACCAATCTGGTTGCTGCGCGTGAGCAGTGCAAACGGGTGATCTACGAAATTACCGGCGTTTCCGACATCATCCGTGGTCAGTCTGTCGCCTCCGAGACTCTTGGAGCGCAGAAGATCAAGGAATCATGGGGTACGATGCGCCTCAAGCGGCTCCAGAAGGAAGTGCAGCGGTATTCCCGTGATGTGCTGCGCCTGATGCTGGAGATTGCCGCGACCAAGTTCTCCGTCGAGACATGGGCGTCGGCTACCGGACTGCCGTTTGTTACGTCGGCGCAGAAGCAGCAGGCGCAGATGATCGCGCAGATGCAGCAGCAACAGGTTATGGCACAGCAGATGCCGGGGCAACCTCCTGCCGCGCCGCCGATTGACCCAGAGATCCAGAAGGCTCTGTCGGCCCCTGAGTGGGAAGCAGTATTGGAACTGCTCAAGAACGACATGCAGCGTTCCTACCGGATCGACATTGAAACGAACTCCACCATCGACGTTGAGGCTACCGAAGACCAGAAGCAGATCGGTGACTTCATGAACGCGATGGGGCAGTTGATGGCTGGCCTTACTCCGATGGTCGAGACAGGCGGGATGCCGTTCGAGGCCGCGCAGTCGCTGCTGTTGGCAGTGGTCAGAAGGTTCCGGTTCGGCACAGAGGTCGAGGATCACTTCAAGAACATGAAGCCGCCGCAGAAGGCGAATCCAGAGGATGATAAGGCCAAGGCTGAGATGGCGAAGGCGCAGCAGGAGATGCAGGTGCGTCAGGCCGAGATGCAGACGGAGCAGCAGCAGTTCCGAGCAGAAATGCAAATGGAAGCCCAGAAGTCGCAGGCTGAGATGCAGATGTCGGTGATGCAGGCCAAGATGGAAGCGCAGATGGCCTTGCAGCTTGAGCAAGCCAAGATGCAGGCGATGCAGCAGTCCGAGCAGACCAAGATGCAGATGCAGGCCGAAGTTGATGCTGCTAAGTTGGCATCGCAGCGGTCGATTGAGCAGATGAAGGCGAACATCCAGAAGGACACGCAGATCCAGATTGCGCGGATACAGGCTGAAGTGCAGTTGCAGGTAGCGCAGATTAACGCGATGGTCACAAAGGCTGTTGCAGAAGAGAAAGTTGACGCAATTGAATCCACCGAAACCGAGACTGAAGGAGACTGATATGGGCTGCAAAAAAGGTCACGGCACCAAGCCGCCGAAGAAGTAACATGCCTCTGTACGAACTAACCTGCGATAACGGTCACAAGTTCGACCGTTTCATCAAGTTGGCGAACCTTGACGAGCCGCAAACCTGCGAGTGCAATGCACAGGCGCACCGGGTCATTTCGGCTTGCATGTTCTCCATCGACGCCACCAACTTCCCGTCGTATCAGTCACCGACCACTGGCAAGTTCATCACCAGCAAGACGCAGCGCCGTGAGGACATGGCAGCGTCAGGCTGCGTGGATTACGAGCCAAGTCTGATAAAACACCAGGAACAGCGCATTGCCCGTGAGGATGCCGAGTTGGACAAGAAGGTCGAAGAACACGTTGAAAAGACAATCTACGAGATGCCGATAGAAAAGAAGGAGAGGCTGGCGTCCGAGATGGAACACTTTGATGTTGATGTAGCCCGTATCTAACCCACAGGAGATCCCATGAGCGAAGAAGCAGTAGTCGAAGCGATTGCCGACAGCAGTCAAGACGCAGGTAACGAGTCGAGCGGAGTTGATATTGATTCCGTATCCGATAACCTTGCGGCAGACCTGTTTCCCGACCATGAGCCAAGCAACGAGCCGGAACCGGAGCAATCTGCTGAACCGGAAACAGAACCGGCGCAGGTAGAAGAACCCGAACCAGAAATCGTCAGTACCGCGCCGAAGTCGTGGCCGAAGGAGATGCACGACCACTGGTCGAAGATGCCCAAGGAGACTCAGGACTACTGGGTGGTGCGCGAGAAGCAGATGCTCGACGGGCTTGAGCAGTACAAGGGCGACGCCGGGTTTGCGAGGCAGATCAAGGAAACGCTGAACCCGTACATGGCGACGATCAACGCCTTGGGTGTCGATGCGCCTACCGCAATCCGCAGTCTGTTGAATGCTGACCACCAGTTGCGCGTCGGCTCACCAAGCCAGAAGGCGCAGTACTTCCAGCACCTTGCCAAACAGTACGGGGTGGATCTCGGCGGAATGAGTCAGCAACAGGAAAGCGAACCACAATACGACCCGCGCCTCACGGCCATGCATGACGAACTGCACAGCTTGAAACAGATAATCCAATCTGGCAATCAGCAACAACTTGACGCGGAACGAAATAAGATTCAGAATGACGTCAATTCGTTTGCTTCTGACCCGAAGCACATGTACTTTGATGAAGTGTCCAACGAGATTGTGGCGCTTCTAAAGAACGGTGCAACGCTTGAAGATGCCTACGAAAAAGCAGTATGGGCAAATCCGGTCACTCGCCAGAAAGAGATGTCGCGTGTTCAGACAGAACAGCAAGCGGCGTTGAAAACGAAGGCGATTGCCGAAGCAGAAGCAAAGAAGAAGGCAGCATCAGTAAATCTCAGAAATCGGGACAGCCAACGGACTCCTACAGGGCCACGGGCAACGATGTCTGGTCTGGATAGCGCACTCAGAGAAACAATGCGCGAAATCAAATCACGTCATTAACTCGTAGCACAACCTAAAGGAGCCAATCATGGCTAGCCCCAACAGCACCTTCACGGAACTGGTGACTTCCACCTTCCGCAAGGTTCGCAAGGATGTCAAGGACAACCTCACGAACCGCAACGCCCTTCTGAAGCACATGTACAAGCGCGGCAACTATCGCAGCGAAGACGGTGGTTTGACCATCGTTACTCCGCTCGACTACGCCGAGAACTCGACCTACCAACGCTATAGCGATTGGGATCTGCTGAACATTGGCGCGTCCGACGTTATCAGCGCCGCCGAATACCAGTGGCGTCAGATCGCTGTCAACATCGTCGCCTCTGGCCGTGAGAAGCGCATCAACTCCGGTGAGTCACGCATCTTCTCGCTGGCGAAGTCGAAGATGAAGAATGCGATCCGCACCTTCAACAACAACTTCTCGTCCGACCTGTACTCGGCTGGCACCCTGTCGAACCAGATCAACGGCCTCCAGGCTCTGGTTTCCGATCTCGGCACCGGCACCGTCGGCGGCATCGATTCCAGCGTCTACACGTTCTGGAAGAGCCAGATTTTCGACTGCTCGGACAACTCGGTTACGGCATCGGCTACCACCATCGAAAACAGCATCATGCTTCCGCTGTGGCTCAATCTGGATCGCGGCCCCGATGACCAGCCCGACCTGATCGTGATGGATAACACGTTCTACAAGTATTTTGAGGCTTCGCAGACCAGCATCAAGCGTTACACCAACGCTGAGAGCGCCAATGCCGGGCTGGTTTCCCTCAAGTACAAGAACGCCGACGTCTACTTCGACGGCAACTCCGGTATCCCCACGACCCACGCCTACTTCCTTAATAGCAACTATCTGGAACTGGTGGTTCACCGTGATGCGGATCTGGAAATCGTTGATTCGCAGCGTCCGATCAACCAAGACGGCGATGTCGTGCCGATCCTGTGGATGGGCAACCTGACTTGCTCCAACCGTCATCAACAAGGTCTGGCTCTCGCCTAACCCTCGGAAAAGGAGAAAATCATGTCTTACATCACTGGAATGCTGCTGGATCGCGTTCGCACCGGCACGGAAGGCCCGGAGTTCGCTGTTGGAACCGTTGGCCGAGACTACAACGGCAAGCAGTACAAATACGTTGAGTTCAACAATGGCGCTGGCGACGTAGCTTCGGTTGCCGGAAATTTTGCCTACTACTACGCTGTTTCCGGTGCTTCTGCCGGCCAAACGACCATCGTAACGATGGACGTTACGGACAGCGGCGGTGTAGGAGCTGGCGTGTTTCAAGCCGTTATTGCTGACGGCGGCTATGGGTGGATTCAGACCCGTGGCGTTGCAACCCTGACGACCGCCCTTACTGCAGGTGCGGACGGCAATGCGCTGACGGCCATTGGCACGACTGATGGTACGCTGGATGTCAGCGCACTGGTGACTGACTTCATCTGTGCGGTGGCAATTGATGCTTCGGCAAAGATCGTCATGCTGACCTGCCCGGACTAAGCAACCGGAACTCCCCCGCTACGGCGGGGGTTTTTCAATGGGCATATAATTGTGTCCATCGTCAAACCCAAAGGAGAACATCATGGCTATTACTGGTGCACAACTTCAAACCGCATTGGGTTCTGGCTCAACCGACGCCAGGGTCACGCAGGAATTCGGCGTTACCGGCACCAATCAAAACTGGTACGTCGAAGGCAACCTTGACGCGCCTGGTCGTGCCAAACTGATCACCACCACCGCAGCCGACAACGCAGCTACCCAAGCTGCCGCCGTCCTGACCGCACTCGCAGCCAACTAAGGAGCCACACACATGTCCGTCGGAGAAGTATCGAACCGCGAAGAACGTCCTGCCTATGTGCGCTTTGAGCGCCGCCCTGTCGAAGATAAGGAGGCCAGTTTGCGCGAAGGCAGGTACATGGCAAAGGATATAGACTTCGCATTGGTGACGCCGCCGTACTCCAAAGACTGTGTTGAGCAGAAAGTCACTCGCTGGTTGGAAGACTTGGATCGCGGAGTCCGTGATGGGCGCATCCCACAGAAATGGGCTGATCTGTGGAAGGAAGGCTACCAGAAGTGGCAGAACGGTCAGGAGATGCCGCTGCATGGTACGCCGATCCTCGGATGGGGCGTCGTGTCGCCGGCGCAGCAGAAGATGCTTATCGCCATAAACTGCCTGACCGTGGAAGACCTCGCGCAAGTTAATGACGAGGGCATGAAGCGCATCGGCATGGGAGCTCTGGAACTACGCAACAAGGCGAAGAACTGGCTGAACTCCGTCAAGGATCACGGTGGTCTGACTATCCAGATGACCGCTCTGGAGCAAGAGAACGCCGGCCTCAAGGCGTCACTTGAAGGACTGAAGGCTCAAGTCGAGGCATTGAGGGGTATGATCCCGCAGCAGCCGCAGATGATGCAGCAGCCCTACGTTGAGCAGGGCATCAGCGCATCTGACCTGTTGGAAGATGAGCCACAGGCCAGTGAACCACCGAAGCGCCGTGGTCGGCCTCCGCGAGTGGAACAGGCCGCAGAAATTTGAAGGAGTAATCCATGACAATGCTCTCAACCGTCCAGCGATTCTGCGGGCGAACCGGCCTGACGGTTCCAGCAACTGTCTATGGCACTACTGACCCTCAGATTAGGCAGATTCTCGCCATGCTGGAGGAAGAAGGCGACGATCTGTCGAAGCGTGGTGATTGGCAGGAAATCACGTTTGAGGCGACCCTTACCACATTGGCGCAGGAAGACCAAGGCGCAATCAGCACGATTGCCAGTAATGGTTTCAACTACATCAAGAACGGTACGATCTGGGACAGGGATCTGAGGCTTCCGGTCTATGTGATTGATGGGCAGAACTGGCAGGCAGCAAAGGCTATGAACCTGACCGGCCCCCGCTATCAGGCTCGTATCCGTGGCGGTAAGTTGATCTCGAATCCCGTTCCGACTGCCGGCCACACATGGGCTTTCGAGTACATCTCAAAGAACTGGATTCTTGGCATCGACGGCACGACCTACAAGCAGTATTTCACGCTAGACACTGACACCATACTGCTGCCGGAATCAATCGTCCTAATGGGCCTTCGGTGGCGCTGGAAGAAGGAAAAGGGACTTTCATACGACGAGGATTTCAGAACGTATGAGATGCAAGTCCAAGACGCATTGAGCAGAGATGGGATGAAACAAACCCTAAACATGGGCAACGAAAATAGTGTTGTCTCACCAGGAGTTGTCGTTCCTTTGGGGTCGTGGATCACTCCATGAGCAAGCAGAAATCGACATCGTTGTTTTGCCATGCGCCGATTGATGTTAGGTTGTGGCGTAGGGTAAATAAGAACGGCCCAACATTGCCGCACATGGATTCCGCGTGCTGGATGTGGACGGGACACGTTATTGCTGACGGATATGGTCACATCAAACGTGGTAAGACAATGGTTTTGACGCACAGGCTTTCGTGGGAACTTACATTTGGCGAAATCAATGATGGGCTTCTTGTTTTGCACAAGTGCGACAATCCTGCTTGCGTAAATCCTTCGCACCTGTTTTTGGGTACTGATGCGGATAACGCCAGAGACAGAGACTCAAAAGGCAGACTAGGTAATAGAACTGGCGCTGCAAACGGGAACGCAAAGATTACCGAAGACATTGTTATTCAGATTAGAAGTAGCACCACGCCTACAAAAGAACTAGCAAAAGCGTACAACGTGTCAATACCGCTCATCCAGAAGATACGCAGTAAATCTCTTTGGAGGCATGTTCCATGACCGAACGGATATACGGCGACCAGAACTTCCGCTTCTCGGAAACGAGTGAAGCCGTATTCGTTACTCAGATCGGCGCTGACGGGGCGACTGAGTCATCTTCATCAAACCCATTTCCGGTAAAGATGGAAGGTGGAACCCTCGGTACGGGTGATCTGACTGAGGACGCATGGGGTGTCCAGAAGATGTCCCTGCCCTACAGCTTGTTCCACGGACTATTCACGTTCGACATCCCGGACAAGATGTGGTTCATCTACGAGGGTGCGACTGCTGCTCCCGCATGGCCGGTTCAGGTCTATACCTCGACAGCGATCGTTTCGACCAACGGTGCTGCGGTACTGACAACTGCTGCTGGCAAGACCAATCTGGTTCTTGAGTCGCGCCTCTGTCCTCCGTACCAACCCAACCGTGGGCAATTGTTCTCAACGGCGCTGTGGTGTCCGAGCAAGACTGCTGCTGGTGGCAATCGGGAGTGGGGCGTACAGACCTCAGATTCCGGTGTGTTCTTCCGCCTCAAGGCTGATGGATTGCTCTACGCAGTGCAGCGATCCCTGACTGCCGAGACAAAAGAAGAAGTCATCACGACCACCGGGGTGTCTGGGTTTGACGTACAGAAGGGCAACATCTACGACATCCAGTATCAGTGGCGAGGTGTGGGGAACTACAAGTTCTTCATCAACAATGTGCTGGTGCATACGTTCAGCAACCTCGGGACTTTGACCGCGTTGAGCATGAGCAATCCGTCCCTGCCGATGGTGTTCAAAGCCTCGACCACCTCTGCCCATGTCGCCATGCACATTGGTTGTGCTGACTTGTCCAGCGAGAATGGACGGGAGCCGCAGGAAGAGGGTCAGTCGGCATACTCGCAAGCAGTTGCTACCAACGGGGCAGACAAGCCGGTGCTGGTCATCTTAAACCCGCTGACGATCAACGGCAAGGTCAATACCCGCACCGCTCATATCCATTCGATAAGCCTTCGCAACACGAAGAAGTGTATCTTCAAGTTGTGGAAGACACGTAACCCTGCCGACATCACTGGTGAGACTCTGGTTGCAGGATACGGCGGGAAACACACCTATGTTCAGTCAGACTCTACCGACATGAATGCCGGGGCAGTCCTGGCAACCGCTGTCACCGTAGCGAATCTGGAGTTCCTCGACGTATTCCCGGTGGAGGTATCCGTCCCCTTCGATCATATGTTCCCCAGTGGCCACATGTCGTTCAATATCGTCCGGGGCGATTACATCGTGGTGACGAACGACTCCAACAACGGGGTGAGCGAGTGTGTAATTCGATGGGGCGAGGAGATCTGATATGTCATTGATTAACAACGACTTAAAGACTTGCAAGATATGAGAACTCCACTCAGAGCCAAAGGCTCCCCCCGTCAGAAGGTCAGCCGTTCCATGTCCTATGCTGCACCAACGGCAGGATGGAATGCTAGGGACTCGCTTGCGGCGATGAAACCGAATCACGCTATCGTCCTGAGCAACTGGTTCCCGCGCACATCGTACTGCGAGATCCGTGGCGGCTATTCCAGCCACGCCACAGGAACCACGGGGGCGGTCAAGACGCTTGCCGTGTTCAACGGTGCAAGCGGGACGAGCAAGATGTTCGCTGCTACACCATCTGGCGTTTATGATGTATCCAGTGCAGGGGCAGTCGCAGCGTCTGTCGCAGCAAGAACCGATGGCAAGCACCAATGCGTTAACTTCGCTGACGGAACCAATCAGTACCTGATGATGTTCAATGGCGTCGACAAGCCGCTGTATTACGATGGCAGCGCGTGGGTTGCCGTCGATGGAACGACATCCCCTGCACTTACAGGGCTGACCACCACAGAGATATTCGCCGCCTTCGTGTTCAAGGGCAGGTTGATGTTCCTCCAGAAGTCCTCGTTGTCGTTCTGGTATCTCGCTTCCGGTGTTGCTGGTGGTGCACTGACCGAGTTCGACCTCGGTGGTGTAGCCAAGAAGGGTGGTTACTTAGTAGCCGCTGCCACATGGACAATTGATGCAGGTGACGGTGCTGACGATAAGGCTGTGTTTGTGACCTCTGAGGGCGAAGTACTGGTCTATCAGGGTACGAACCCGTCCAGTGCTACGGCATGGGCGCTGGTGGGCGTTTATGACCTCGGAGAGCCATTGGGGAGGCGTTGTCTGACCAGATTCGGTGGAGACTTGGTAATCATCACCCAGAACGGTGCTTTCCCGTTGTCGGCAGCACTCCAGACGGCAACCATTGACAACCGACTTGCCATTACTAACATCATCGAAGACGCCTTCGCTGACGCGGCCAGGTCGTATGGTTCAACATTCGGATGGGAAGCCACGCTGTACCCGGCCCAAGGTGCGCTGATCGTCAATGTACCGATTACCGAAGGCGGAACCCATGAGCAGTATGTGATGAATACCATCACGAAATCGTGGTGCAAATTCACTTCATGGGACGCTGAAACTTTCGTTGTGTTCAACGGGGAGTTGTACTTTGCAACGTCGACTACCGTGCAGAAGGCATGGACAGGCACCATCGACGGTGTGAACAATATCGTTGCCTACGGGAAGACTGCGTTCTCATACTTTGGTGATATGGGTTCGCAGAAGCGGTACAACATGTTCAGACCTGTGTTAGCCGTGAATGGAAACCTGTCATTCCTGACTGACATTGATGTTGATTTCAACGACACCGAAATAGCTGGAACAGCAAACTACTCGGTAATATCTGGTGCATCTTGGGACGTCGGGAATTGGGATGTCGCTTATTGGGCCGCAGGCATGGAGGTAATCAAGGAATGGACTTCGCCCGACGAGGATATGGGCTATTGCGCTTCCGGTAAGGTCAAGATTGAAACCAACAACCTTGTCGTGCAATGGTTGGCTAACGACTACATCTTCGAGGTCGGAAACTCACTGTGAGCGTAGCCTACGATATTGAGCCTCTATCCGGATGCTGGCCTGAGATTGAAGCCATTGGCCGCGCACATTGGCAGGAAACGATGGAGTATTACCGTGGGAAGCAACCCTACGCTCCATCCTATGACCGATACAACCAGTACGACAAACTTGGTTGGCTTATCACTTTCACGGCGCGTGACTCAGATACCGGGCAGATGGTTGGCTACAGCTTGATGTATCTGGTGCCGTCGATGCACACCCAGACCACGATCGCCACAGAAGATACGATATTCCTACTACCTGAGTACCGTCGCGGTAGGAACGGCTTGAGGTTTCACCAGTTCATC